TTTTTTTATAATAAATGCCCCGACGATAGGCATGCCTAATACAACCCTACCCAACCTCCTTCTTATTTTTTTTTTTTATAAATATAAATCTAATGTCCTCTTTCCTAAACCCGGACCTTCTTTTTTCAAAAATTCTAAAATCTTTGAACTTAAATTGTGGCCATGACAATATATTAACAACAGCTTCTCTAAATTAATGTGACCATTATCGTTTTTACATAAATATTTAATCTTTCCTGTAAGAATTAAAGATCTATAAACATCCTTATTTTCAAATTCTTTTCCTTTCTTAAAAAGCAATGTATCATTCAGTCTCCTCCTTTTTTTTGCAACAAAGGTAGCAACACCTGGCCCACCGTAACCTTTAAGTAGTATTTCAATGATTACATCTCGTTTGTAATCATTTCTGATTCCAAAACTAAATAAATCATAAACTGACTCAGCTTTGATGAGCAAGTGATGCCACGTTTTGTTAAATCCGATCATACATGGCTCTTCGTCTAAATGAAAAACTTCATCCACACGTCTGTACCATGCACGGTCTCCAAGAGACACGTCACCATAAAGGTGTTTATACATATTAAACTCAAAAAATAAAGATTCCTTCTTATTCATCTGATTAGCTTTTGGTAGCCATTGCCTCCTAAGAAAACGCAAATCATACATCATGTGCATTATCCAATTATTAGCGTGCTTATTGCGGTAATTATCAATAAGGTGACACAGCAACAAATTGTAGTGATCATCTGGGGATGCAATATTAACCTCTGGGTTAACGATTCTATTAATAGTATCAAATACTGGTCGAATTGGCCTCAACTCAAAATCCCAATAAAAGGATAAAAATGTCGGCCTCTTCTTAAAGTGATAATACCACCTATGTGATGATCCATTTGAATGATTGTAACTAACAAAAGCTGTTTTTGAATATTCCCATGAAATCGGACGTAATGAGCGTGTCCCCTTTGTTAAGTCATGAGATTTATCGTAAATCGGCCTTAAATAACCTACCCTCGTGTCACTGTTTGTCGTCAAATATGAATCGTCCTGAGACGCTGATAGCCCAAATAACTTCTTTGCAATTCTCTGAAACTTGTGTTTAAAGGTATGTGAAACTCTCTTATTCAATGGATCATTGAATAAGATAATGTGATCGTCACCATATACATGAATCTCAAAATCATGTAAACCAATCTGGTTACAAGTTTCGTTTATCATGATGTAATTTGCGACACTGTCAATTAGAGAAGTCCAAAGAGACCCAGATGGTACACCATTCTTTACGTCGACAGTGCATACACCCGGAATCTCATAAGTACGCTCTAAAATGTTATTTTCACAATATTCTTTGAATTGATTAATATAATTTCTTGTTGCACCTGTTTTTTCAAACGCCTCATAAATAACCTCAAAAGCAAATGACACAATACGCTTCGGAAGCGATTGATCAAATTTTGACCAGTCACCAACATAGCAATACCTATACGATTCGATACGTTTCCCTAAATTAACCCAGTCCTCACCAAATTTATCAATTCCAATTGCAATAGGTGAAATCAATGGCTTGATCTCCTCCATTACTGATTTCCATATTGGGAACCCTAAAAATGACTCCAATGACG